GTGGGACGGACAGCGGATGCCATCGCCGAAGGCGTCGCGATCGCGACCGCTGCCGCGCGCCTGGCCGTCAAGAACCACATCCTCATCGGCACCATCGCCGAGGACGGCGTGTTCGACATGGACAAGTACATCGACGACGCGCGTGAGGCGCTCCGTGCCATGGCAGAGGAGTCGGAAGAAGCCGCGGCCACCGTCACCGCCCTGCGCAAGCGGGCGAGGGGCCGCCATTCCGATCCGGTGGGGACGCACGACTACCGCGATCGCGATGTGCGCAACCTCCGCCGTCGGGCCAAGCAGTCCACCGGCGTCGCCGTGCGTCTGCGCGAGATCATGCAGGACCGGGAGCAGCTCGCCGCCATCGTCGAGGAGGCGAGGAGCGCGGCCTGGGCCGACGTGCGCCACAACCTCGACCGTCGACTGCGTGTCGAGGGGATGCGCCCCGACCAGGATCCCGACTACAACCGCATGCGCGAGGCCCGGATGCAGGCCCTTCGGCTCGTCGACCTGCAGGCGCTCTCCTCGGAGCAGAGAGCCAAGGCCAAGAGACGGAAGAAGCAGCAGAAGGCCGCATCGGCCGACGACTGAGGCCTCGTTTCGCTTTCGCGTCGGGACTGTTGTAGGCTGTTCTACGGCCCGCTGAGCGGGCCGGGCGCCCGTAGCTCAATGGATAGAGCATCTGACTACGGATCAGAAGGTTAGGGGTTCGAGTCCCTTCGGGCGCACACTGTGTTGAGACAGTGACGAAACGGCTTCCACTTCGGTGGAGGCCGTTTCTGCGTTAGCGCGCGCGGCGGCCTCGATGAGTGGCTCGATCGGCTGACCCGTGATCTGAGACCACGAGACAACCTGAGAGAACGACGGTTCCCGGAGGCCGCGCTCCCAGGCGCTTATTGTCGGGCGAGATGCACCGACGCGCTCGCCCATCTGGAGTTGATCGAGTCCTGACATCTGGCGATAGAGCGCCAACACTTCGCCAAGGCTGAGCGTGCCGTTGATCGTGATCGTTGTCATGAGTTCATAGTAGCGATGTTCGTGAATCGAAAATGCGACACGCCGATGACAATGCGATGCGAATGGATGGCATGCATCGAATGTAGCGATCATGAATCAGAAACGATCAATGGGTGGTAGCTCGTGAGCGTCGAATCCATCGCGATCGCGCTCCACCACTCCAGGGCGACCGGCGCAGCCAAGCTCGTACTCATCGGCATCGCAAATCACGACGGCGATGGCGGTGCATGGCCGTCTGTGGGCACGCTGGCGAAGTATGCCGGCGTCGACCCCCGCAGCGCGCGTCGTGCCGTTGAACAGCTGGAGAAGCTGCACGAGGTCAAGCGAGAGATCCAGGCCGGCGGCGACCGCCGTACCGCCGATCATGAGCGCCCCAACCTCTACCGCTTCCTACTCCGTTGCCCTGCTAACTGCGACCGGTCCAGCAAGCATCGTGTCCTCGACTCATACGTGCCCGTCGAGCTCAGCTTCAACCCCCGGACCCCTAGGTCCGCCCCGGACGCCCAGGTCCGGAGCCCCCGGACACCCGCGTCCTCCAAACCGTCCCCTAACCACCCCACTTCCTCCAAGAAGAAAAGCTCTGTACCTGAACGTGCGCGAGCCGCGTGTGGGCATGAGCTCGTCGACGATCGCCACTGCGAACGCGGATGCCGCGTCCCAGAGATCGCCGGGAGCGCATCATGATCGACGCGATCGATCCCCTCATTGGCATTCCGCTGGCGATCATCGCCTGGGTCGCTCTCTGGTTCGTCCTCGATACCGACAAGAGAGCTCAGCGATGAACCTCCCGCATGGCGCAGGATCGTACGCCGACCCCGACGCGAAGACCGAGCGCTGGGGAGGACGCAAGGCACAGGCCTATGTCGACCTGACTATCCAGACGTATGGCGATCTGTGCATCAACTGCGGATTACCCAACGCGGACAGCGCCGACCACATCATCCCGCGCGCCGACGGTGGCGCGGTCTTCGACATCGACAACCTCGGCCCCAGCCACCGCCGCTGCAACTACTCGCGAGGCCGTAAGCCGCTCCGGCCTGTCGGCATCCCTGTCGAGAGTGGCGTCGGGTTTTTCAGCTAGCTCGTTGAGGACACCCTCGCGCAGCCGCGTCCATTCTTTCCCGATCAGCACAGAAAAAAGCGAAAGGAGCCGAGATGACCGAGAACGGATCCGGCCTCAGCGACTACCTCCCTGGCATGGAACCGCCGGTTGCGAGCTCGGTCGTCTCAGCGTCCTACGAGAAGGCGATCCTCCGCCTCCGCTCCGACGGTGTTATCGGCGACGAGCACGCCGGCATCTGCGCGAGCATCATGACGCTCGCATCGATCGCAGACAGCCCGATGTCGAAGGCCTACGCCCGCAACGGCGCGCTTCAAGAGGCGCATGAGCAGATGCGCACGCTCCTCGAAGCCGCGGTGCGCCAGGGCGACAGCGACTACGCGTCCTTCGAGGCGTGGATGACCGAGCGCGAGCGTGACGAGTGACCTGGCGCGGCTTCACGTTCGCGACGGAGCGCGACCAGTCCCGGGCAACCCGAGGCGGAAAGATCGCCGAGCTCGCGCGGATGCTCGGCTGGGAGCCGATGCCATGGCAGCAGCACGTTTGGGATGTCGCAACCGAGCTCGATGACCGCGGCAACTACGTCTACGAGAAGGTGTTCGTCACAGTGCCGCGTCAGTCCGGCAAGACCACGCTCTTCGGTCCCGTCGAGCTCCAGCGCGCTGTCGAGTTCCCCGGCAGCAAGGTCTACTTCACGGCGCAGACCGGCGACGACGCGCGGACCCTGCTCAAGAACCTCATCTCACGCGTGGAGATGAGCCCGCTCACGCGATTCTTCTCCGGCAAGCGCAGCGCAGCTCAGACCGGGCTCGTCACCCCGCGCGGGTCCGAGATCTGGGCTTTCCCACCCAAGCCCGAGAAGATCCATGGCAAGACGCCCGTGCTTGTCGGCATTGACGAGATCTGGACCCTCGACGACGTGCAGAGCAAGGGCCTCATCACCGACGGCATCGAGCCCGCCCAACGCACCCTCTTCGGCAAGCGCCAGATCTGGTACCTCTCGACCGCCGGCACTGCTGAGTCCACGTTCATGAAGCGCCAGGTCGAGCGCGGTCGCCGCAGCGTGCTCAACCCCGGCAGCGACCCCAAGTTCGCGTACTTCGAAGCCAGTCTCCCCGACGACGCCGACCCCTACGACCGCGAAGCGTTCGCCGCATTCCATCCCGCCATCGGCTACACGCAGGACGTCGACGACCTATTCTCACTCGTCGACGGATCCGGGCCACCCGAGGAGCAGGTCGATCACTCCACCTGGCTCCGCGCCTACTGCAACCGCTGGACCGAGTCGCGTGACGTCATGATCCCCGACTGGGACGAGCTCGAGGATACGAAGCTCCGCGCGCAGTGGACCGACGTCGCGATCGCGTGGGACGTCGCACCGGAGAACGCGATGGGCGCCGTCGTCGCAAGCTGGCGCGACGCGGGCGGCACGGCGTGCACCCGCGTCGTGCACGCCGCCCCCGGAACGCAGTGGATGGTAGACCTGATCGTCCAGCTCCACGAGTTCGGCCCGGTTGCATTCGGCGCCGACAACGGCGGTCCGACGAGGCGCATCACGGCGGAAGTCGAGCGGCGGCTCGCCGAGCTCGGATACCCCGACGCGGTCCGCACGCTGAACGGTGTCGAGCGCGGCATCGCCGACGACACCTGGGTCACCGCCGCGAGGGATGACAAGAACCTCCTCCATGACGGCTCCGTCACCCTTAGCAATGGCGTGAAGCACATGGTGATGCGCCGCAACGGTGAAGTGACCCGCATTTCCCGCTCCGACTCCACCGGCCCAGTGGCCGGCCCCATCGCCTCAGCCGTCGGGCTCTGGCTCTACGACAACCGCGAAGTCGCCACCTGGGCGCCGACGATCAGCTACTGAGGACATCACATGGCCATCGAACTCGACTCGACGAAGCACTCCACCGTCGTGTGCTGCACGCTGTGCGGCGCCGTCGACCTCGCCGACAGCCCCCGAGAGGGGTGGGCGCTCGGAGCCTCGCATGAGGAGCGCGCCCACCCCGAGATCGAGCAGGCACGCCACGCGGCCCGCATGAATCGAAATCGCAACACGCCGAATCGAATCTAATCATTCCGTGCGGAGTTCGCCGCACAGTTCATGACGTGGACAAGCCGAACTTCTGGACCCGGACATGGCGCTGGCTCAACGAGCCGCTTGATCTGTCGATCAAGTCGCCCGAGGAGTGGGCCGACAGCACCCACCTGCTTCCCGTCGACCTCCAGAACCTCTTCGGCCTCGCGGACTCCTCGAATATCCAGATCTCGCGGCGCACCGCGATGAGCCTCGATGTCGTCGCCAAGGGGCGCCGCGTGCTCGCGACCAACCTCGGCCGCATGACTCTCGTCAACAAGAAGGCGAACCGCCCCGCACCGATTCAGATGGGCTACCTCCAGCAGCCCGAGGAAGACCGCCCGCTCGCCCAGACGCTCATCTGGACCGCCGACGCCCTGTACTTCTACCCGCGCACCTGGTGGATCGTCCTGCGCCGCGACGGGTACGGCTGGCCGGCACGCGGCGGCGTCAAGCTGCTCGACCGCGCGGACGCCGAGCTCGACGACAAGGGCCGCGTCATCAAGGCCTGGGGCAAGCCCGTCGAGTCACGCGACGTCATCACGTTCGAGTCCCCGGACGGCGGCCTCCTCCACGACGGCCTCCGCACTCTCCGCCGCGCCGTCGTGCTCGACCGCGCAGCCTCGCTTGCAGAAGAGAACCCCGTTCCGTCCGTCGACCTCCACAACGTCGGCACGAAGCCCCTCGAAGCCGACCAGATCACCACGCTCCTCCAGAGCTGGCAGGCGGCTCGGGCTCGCTACGGCGCCGGATACTCCGACAAGTCGATCGAGGTGAAGACCCTCGGCCTCGACAAGGAGCAGCTCCTCCTCGACGCCCAGAACCGCATGGACATCAAGCTGGCCCGGCAGATCGGCATCCCCGCGTGGGCCGCCGACGTCGCACTCGAAGGCTCCACACTCAACTACCAGAACCGTGCCAGCCGCGCGTGGGAGCTCATCGACCTCTACCTCGCGACCTACACCACCGCCATCGGCTCCCGGCTGTCGATGAACGACGCGACGCCCGTCGGCTGGACGACCGAATTCGACACCGACGTGCTTACCCGGCCCGACCAGAAGACCCGATTCGAGACCTACAAGCTCGGCATCGACGGCGGCTTCATCGACCAGGCGTACATCGACGCGCAGGAGGGCCAGCCCATGAAGTCACAGGAGATCACCGCATGAACCAGTTCGAGCAGCTTCGCGCACGCCTGCGCATGATCGAGGCCAACGCTCAGCGCCCCGCACGTTGGAACATCGAGCAGGGCGGCGGCGTCGCGTCGCTGCACCTCTACGGCGTCGTCGGCGGATTCTGGGGCGACATCGTCGCCGGGGACGTCGTGCGCGAGATCCGTGAGCTCGACGTCGCCACCCTGAACGTCTACATCAACAGCCCCGGCGGCGACGTCTTCGACGGCATCGCAATCCGCAACGCGATCCGCCAGTCGTCCGCGCACGTCATCGTGCACGTCGACGGCCTCGCGGCATCCGCCGCCAGCTTCATCGCCTGCGCCGCCGACGAGCTCGTGATGGGCGAGAACGCCGAGCTCATGATCCACGACGCCTGGACCATCGTCCTCGGCAACGCCGACGAGCTCCGCACCGAGGCCGACAACCTCGACCGGATCAGCGACAACATCGCCGCCATGTACGCCGAGAAGGCCGGCGGCACCGCCGCGAGCTGGCGCGAGGTCATGAAGGCCGAGACCTGGTACTCCGCCAGCGAGGCGGTCGCCGCTGGGCTCGCCGACCGCGTCGAGAACGACACCGCCGACACGGACGCCGACGTCGCCGCATCCTTCGACCTCTCCATGTTCGCCCACGCCGGCCGCGCCGCGGCATCGGCACCCCTCCCCGTCGCCGCCATGGCGTCACCCCGAAAGGAACCCCGAATGAACCGTGAGCAGCTGGCGGCCGCCCTGGCCGCAGGCACCATCACCCAGGCACAGCACGACGACGGCATCCGCGTCCTCGACGCCCTCGCCGCCGCGCCGACCGTCGCATACGCGCCGGGTGCGCCCGGATACACGCTGGCCACAGCGGGCACCCCCGGCGATGCGATCGCCAACGAGTACGCCGCCGGACCGCGCGAGAGCAACCAGCCGGTCGCACGCGTCACCGAGCGCCCCGTCACGCTCATGAGCATCGCGTCCGACGCCGCGTCCCTCGTCCAGGCTCGCGCCAACATCCAGGAGGTTGTGGCCGGGATCAACAACGCGCTGTCGACCGTCGTCCCCGCTGACGACCAGGGCGAGGCCTTCCTGCACACCCAGCGCATCGGCGAGATCTGGCAGGCGATCCCCGAGGGCCGCCCCCACGTCGACGCACTCGGCGGACCCAAGCCGCTGACCGGCGCGAAGATCGAGGGCTGGAAGTGGGTGCTCCCGACTCCGACCCTCCAGCCCTACGAAGGAAACCTCGCCGAGGTCCCTACGGGCGAATGGGAGACGCGCAAGGTCGAGGAGGACCCCAACCGCTGGGCCTTCGCCAACAAGGTCGACCGCATCTACACCGATCTCGGCACGCCCGACCTGATCGCCTCGCTCCTCACGATGCTGCGCCGCGGACACGGCCCCGTCTCCGACAACGCCGTCGCCGCCGACCTGATCGCGGGTGCGACCCCGCTGGCCGGCACAGCACCCGCCACACTGATCGGGGCGCTCACCCGCGCATTCCTCCAGCTCAAGAAGCTGGGCGCGGCACCCACCCAGTTCTGGATGGGCGAGGAGGCGTTCACCGACTTCGCCGAGCTCAAGGTGAGCGACCTGCCCGCCTGGATCGCCAACGCCACCGGGTTCGTCGAGCTCGACGGTCGGACGTCGCTCAGCAACGTCTTCGACGTCGACGTCGACTTCCAGCTCGCGCCGCAGGGGTTCCTCGCCCTCGACCGTCGCGCAGCAGACGTCTACGAGACCCCCTACTACCAGGTGGAGGCCATGGACGTCGCCCACGGCGGCGCCGACATCGGCGTCTTCACCTACGGCGGGACGTTCATCAACGACGCCCGCGCCCTCGTCAAGTCCACCATCACCCCCGCCTAAGGAGCAGGAACGTGTCGAACAACAACGAGTACCTCAAGATCAAGATCGCGCAGCTGGAGGCCCGCAAGGCCGCCATCGAAGAGGAGCTCATCGGCCTGGACGAGCGCCTGGAGGCCTACACCGACCAGTTCGTCGACGAGCCGGAAGCCGACGAGATCGTCACCGACGACCTCGACGGCAAGCCCGTCATCATCGACGGCGTTCGCAGCGAGGACACGAAGGATTCGGACCCCACCAAGCTCGTCTGACCCGGCCGCGTGCGCCCGGGCCCCTACCCCCCCCAGCCCGGGCGCACGCTCCACATCGAAGGAAAGCCTCATGCCTGCCACCTGGTACACGTCCGCCGCCGCGAAGAGCGAGCTCGGCATCAACGTCAGCGCCAAGCAGCTCGATGCCGCTCAGGAGCAGTGCCTGCGCATCAAGGGCCTCGCGCTCACGACCGAGACGCCGCCGACCGAGTCCTTCGCTCAGGGGGTCGCGTATCAGGCCCTCGCCAACAAGCAGGCTTCCCAGGCGGCCCCGAACGACGAGATGGGCGGCGAGACGAACTCCGTGCGCGTCTACCCGCTCGATAAGAAGATCCTCGCCATGCTCATCATCCCCTCTCCCGACGTCGAAGATGCGGCCCGCGACCGCGGCCACGTCGGCTCCCTGATCGGCTGAGTATGAGCGCACGCGGAGACCTCAAGGCGCTCATCGCAGCCGGAGCCCCGGCCACGTGGGACGTCATCGGATACCCGACCCAGCTCGGAGTGCTCGACGACCCTGCCAAGCCCGTCGCCATCGTCATCGAGCAACGGAGCGTCGCGGCCGGCAGTTTCTCACCCGACGGCACCGGCATCCCGATCGACGTCGAGCTCGTGGTGTGGGTCGTCGTCGACGCCACCCAGGGTGACGACCGCGACGAGCTCGAAGATCTACTCGAGGAGGCCGTCGAGCACATGATCCGACTGCTCCTCCCGATGCCCGACGACAACTGGGACGGCACCGCAGAGCGCACGTCCTACGACACCCAGAAGCCCGCATACCAGTTCACCATCCGCGCCCCGGGCGCGATCACCCAGGAGGAACAGCCATGACCGTCCAGCCCAACACCGCCCGCGCCACCAAGCGCTGGAAGGCGTCGATCGCCACCGACGAGTACCAGGGGCACACGTCGAGCATCGACTACAACCCCAACTACGGCGGCACCGTCTGGAAGGGCGGCGACGACAACACGATCAGCGACGTCACCCCCGGCGAGCCCAGCATCTCCCTCGTCATGGCGCAGGACACCGAGAACGAGGACTCCCTCTGGCGCTTCTTCCACGACGCGCCCGTCGGCACCCCTGTCACGTTCGTCTGGTACCCGCACTACGACGGCACGTTCGCGCTCCAGACGACCTTCAAGACGGTGAAGCCGCCGATGAAGACGGACCGCGCCGGCGGCGTCCCCGAGATCACGCTGCAGCTCGCCTGCACTGAGGCCACGACCTACACCGCGTAGCGAGCGCCCCATGCTGGACGTCCGAAAGTCGCGCGAGCTCCAGGCGACGATCCTCGCTCTCCGCCAGGCCGAGCGAGGCATCCGCCTCAGCATCAACAAGACCGCGCGCTCTCGGATCACCCCGCTCTGGAAAGCCGAGCTCAATGCGCGCGCCCGCACGAGTCTCCAAAGGGAGATCATCGCGTCGGGCGCGCGCGCTACAGCCTCTGACCGCGGCGTCACCATGTACGCCGCCACCAGCCGCCGGCCGCTCCGAGGCGGACTCGTCCCCTCCTATGAGAGGGCCGGAGCAGAGTTCGGCGCCCGCAATCGCGTCATCGAGGTCGCGCAACGGTCTCGCGGCGGACGCAGCTACCGACGCCCTCTCACCATTAACCGCCAATTCACCGGAAGGCAGCAGTACGGCATGGTCGCATTCGACGCCGCCAGCGACACCGGCACGCAGCTCGTCGCCCTCTGGGTGCACGACGTCGTCGGCGAGATGGCGAGGATCCCTGGGGTCGAGGTGGTGGGCTAATGCCGATCAAGATCGACTTTCTGTCCAACGTCCGGGACTTCATCCGTGGCACGGACGACGCAGAGAAGGCGCTCGACGACGTCGCCGACAGTCTCGACGACGTCGCCCGCGACGGCGACCGGTCGATGGAGCGCCTGGAGCGCAGTTTCCGCGACGTCGCCGCGCAGGCCAAGGACACGGCCCGCGAGACGAAGGACATCTCGAAAGCGACGCGCGATGTCGGGGACGAAGGCGCGCGCGATCTCCGCAAAGTGGGGGACGCCGCAGAGGAGGTGTCAGGCGAATTCAAGCAGAACCTCGGCGAGACGTTCTCCTCTTTCCGCGGCGACCTCGCAGACCTCCCACAGATCGCACAGGACACCCTTGGAGGACTGGCTGGCAGCGGCGCTCTCGGCGGACTTCCCGGCCTGTTCCTCACCGCAGCGGGAGCCGCCGGACTCGGCGCTCTTATCGGCGGCCTCGACCAGCTCAACGAGGCCAGCGAGGCCAGCGAAGCGAAGGCCAACGACCTCGCGACCGCGTACATCGACGCCGGCACCACCGTCCTCGACACCCTCACCCTCGCATCCCGCGTGCAGTCCGTACTCACGACGACCGAGACCCGCGAAGAGGCGGAGAAGCTCGTCGATACCCTCGGCATCGATCTGTCGACGGCAGCACGCATCGTCGCGGGCGACACCAACGCGCTCGCAGGCGCCCAGCAGGTACTCAGTGACCAGTACGCCGCCCTTAATCAGAAGAAGCGCGAGACGACGGATGCCTCGTTCGCGCAAGCCGACGCGATCCTTGAGGAGCAGCGGAAGCTCGAAGGCATGTCGGACGCCCTGAACGTCTACAACGATCGCAACAACCTCGCCGCCGACCGCGCGACGAAGGTAAGCGACGCCATCCGCAGCATGATCGCCGACGCGACAACCGCCACTAAGGAAGTCGACGCGCTCGGGAACGAGCTCTACACCCTCGACGACGGCGCGCAGTTCGTGATCGAGGCGGACACCGGACTCGCGACAGCCGCTATCGACCGCTTCCAGGGCGATGTCGACGGCATCCCGGAGACGATCACCGTCACCCCGAAGGCGAACACGGACGATGCGGTCGCACGCGTCAATGGATTCAAGGGCGACATCTCCTCACTGCCGTCATCGGTTCAGATCGGCATGTACGTGAACGCTGAGCTTTCCGAAGCCCAGCGACGTATGGACGGCTTCATCACGCGGAACAACGGCCGAACTATCCAGTTCAAGACCAGAGTCATTTCGCCGGACGGATGGGACCGATGACCGCCATTACCCGCAGCACCGACGCGCAGACTGTCGCCCCCGACCTCGTGCTCACAGAGTGGGTTACCGAGAACGAAGTGCAGACGATCGTGCACCGTGTCTTGGGCCGGCCCGATGTCGACGTGACGCTTCGCCCTGCCATCGATGCCACTGGCACGATGCGCCTGTTCTTCATGAACCAGGCAGCGGCTGAGGCAGCGCGCAGGTTCCATCTTGCGACCGCGACCTTCAGGACTATCACGACCGACGCCCGGCTCCCCGCGCGCTACGTCCCGCAGGGTGTGATCCGCAACGCGCAGCAGAACGTGAACGATAAGCGGTGGGTACTCGAGATCCAGTTTCAGGAGCTCCGATGAGCTCCGAGAGCACCCACCGCTACACCGCCCGCGTCCTCGACGTTGCGGGGGACATTGTGCTGTCTCTCGACAACGGGGGAGCGGGTGGCGTGACTTTGGATGCGTCGCGCTACCCACACGCCCAGGGAGAGGTGATCGTCAACGTCGCCGACCCGATGCTCCTGGCGAAGCTCGACCCGCGAGACTCGCGCCGCGTCGTGATCGACGTGGACGCCGTGCTCGCGGATGCCACTCGGAACCGATCGTTTGACCTCGGGATCCGGGTCGTGAAGCCGGACCGTGCCGGGTCGAAGGTGACGATTACTCTCGCGTCCGACGAGGCCCTCCTGGGCGACTTCGCGCAGCTCGTGGATGACGGCACGCCTCGGACGTATCAGGCATCGTTGAGGGCGGTCTGCGACTACGTGCTCGGTCGAGTCGGCGGGCTCGCACCGAACCGGGCGCAGGGACCGCGCGGCACATCGACCACGGGGTGGTCGGCGTCCCAGTCCGGTTCGGGAAACCCGACACTGACCCCTACGACGACGGTCGGCCTGAACGTCGGTGGGGAGGGCATCGATACCTTCCTCCGCGCGCAGGCGACCACGGCGAGTACGTACATTGACATCCGCGGCACCGCGACGAACAACCTCTTGGTGGCACCGCTCGGCACCGCGATCACCGTTTCCAACTGGGTGCGGCCGTCCTCGATCACGGCCCCGCTCGGGCGGGTCTACGTGACGCAGTACGACGCGAGCGGAACGGTGCTCGGCACGTCCGACGTGGTCGCGACCGTCACGTCCGGGCAGTTCACGCGGGTGTCGGCGACGGTGGCCCGGTTGCCTGGCGCGGTGCGCGTGGTCCCCATCTTCCGCATCACCGGGACCGTGCCCGTGGGCGGGCGTCTGGACGCGACAGGGTTCGTGACGGAGCAGACGAGCAGACTCGGCCCGTACCGGGATTTCATGCTCGCCTCGGGCACCGAGGACGCCAACGTCACGGCCTACTGGCCCATCACGAACCTCATCACAAACCCGTCCATCGAGGTCAACGCGGACGGGTGGACGGCCGGCACCAACGCCTCGGCGGTGTCGCGTCAGCCGGTCACGTTCGATCCGCCGTCCGGGTTCGGTCTGCGGTGGACGACGAACGCCGCCGGGATCAGCTACGCCGACTATGCCGCCGCGTCGGGTATCCGCGTCACCGGAGGACGCTGGTACGTGCTCGCCGGTCACCTGATCTGTAGTGCCGCCTCGACCGTGCACGCCCGCGTGCACTTCAAGGATCAGCAGGGCGTGACGATCGCGCAGGTAACCGGAGCGAATCTCGCCGTGGCGGGCTCCGCGTGGAGTCGCCCGTTCGTGATCGCGAAGGCTCCCGCAGCCGCGACGAGCGCGAGCGTGCACTTCGGCTACCAGGCCACCGCTGCCGGCCAACAGCCGTACGTGGACGCGGCGATGTTCTACGAGGGCAACGAGGTTGTGCCGTACTTCGACGGCGCGACGGCCAACATCGCCGCCTACGCCTACTCGTGGTCGGCCGCCGTGCACGCCTCGTCGTCGTCGCGCACCCCGACCGTTGAGCGCCCGCCCGAGTCGCTCGTGTGGCGTGCCGGTGTGTCGGGGATGGCGTTCCTGGAGCCGCTGCTCAAGGCCGCAGGGCTCCGACTGGTATGCGACGAGCAGCGACGGTGGACCCTCCGCAACAGCGACTACCGCGCAGACGGGAACCAGACCTACCGGCACGCGGTGAACATCGAAGCCGCGGAGGAAACCCTCAGCCGCGAAGACGATGCGTGGTTCGACGGTGCCGTCTACGCGTACGTCTGGACCGACCGCGACGGCATCGAGCAGCGGCGTATCGATGCGTTCGCACTCACCGCGAATCCCACGAAGGTGATTCAGGTCGAAGTGCCTGACACGCCGTATCCCGGTCCTGGCCGTGCGGAGAGCATCGTGCGCCGCGCGCAGGGCCGGGGACGCACCGTCAGCGCGTCCGCGATCCCCACCTGGACCGAACGCACCGACCAGACCCTCAGCGTGCTCCTGGAGGGCACACCGATACAGACCGGCATCGCCGGATCGGTGAGGTTCGACTTCGACACAGACACCGTGACCGTGACGTCACGCACGACCGACACACCCGCTGCCGCCTGGATCCTCATCCCGGCCGGTGAGCGCTGGATCGACTCGCCCGTGGGCGGGACATGGAAGAACGAGGTGATCTAATGCCCGAGTCCTACGTAGGCAACGAAGGAACCACCGCCGCAGCCGACGGGATGACCGTCCTGGACGGCACCGAAGACCGCCGCACCGGGTGGCTCGCGATCAACAAGACCCGCGACTACATCGTGTCCAAGTGCGCCGCAGCGCTCACCGCGGCGAAGGCGTATACCGATCAGAAGGTCGCCGCGATCTCCCTCAGCTGGAACGCGATCAGCGGCAAGCCGTCCACATTCCCGCCGTCCGGTCACACGCACACGTCGCTGGACGCGGGCGGAGGTATGCGGTTCGGCGAGACGAGCGGTCAGTGGGCGACCGCGCAGACGATCTACACCGGCGCGAATGTGTCGGTCGGCGGTCACGTCCTCGTGCCCAATGCGACGCCCGCCACGCAAGGCTGGACGATCGCGTACATCAACGGCGACGGGCGGCTCGCGAAGAACGCATCGTCCGAGCGTTTCAAGAAGTACATCAGCGCCCTCGACCCGGCAAGCCTCGGCGACATCTGGCCGACGCTCAGCCGGTACCAGATGCGCCACGGTGACGGCTCCTGGAGGTATGGCTACATCGCCGAGCGCCTGGCCGAGCACCCGGACCAGGAACCGTTCGTCGTCTACGCCTACGACACCGATGCTGACGGCAACACGACGGTGACTGAGCATCCCGACAGCATCGACTTCATCGGGCTCCTCATGGCGCAGTGCGCGCAGCTGCATCAGGCTGTGGACCTCCTCGCGCAGCGCCTCGACGCCGTGGAAAGACGATGAGCGCCCTGGACATCATCCCGCTCCCCGGACAACCGGGGAAGTGGGGCCGTCGCGTCCTCGTCGAAGCGTGGATAGAAGCCGGATCGCCGCCCGTGAACGACGGCGGGGCGGGACGCCTCTACGGCCTGCAGAAGTACTTCTGGGACGGATGGGCGGACCGGCTCCCCGGCTTCAACCCCGCCGACAACCCCGACGACGAATCGCAACGCCTCGCACACGTCCGCTTCGGCGCACTCGACATCACCCCCACACCCGAACGGGTCCGCCGCCTCGAAGCTGCCGGACTCATTCGCCCCTACGACTACGAGCCCTGGCACTTCGAACTGCCCAACATCCGCAAGTACTCCATCGTCCGCTCACTCCCCGCTGCCGCCACCGGCAGCAACACCTATCAGAAAGGTTTAGACATGGCTGAGGCGATCATCTCCGCCCCGAATGGGAAGGTCGTCCACCTTCGCTCCGGAGGCAAGACGGACTTTGAGTCCGTGAAGGACTACAACACGTTCCGCGATCAGGTCGCGTTCCTCCGCGACGCCGGTGCGACCGACCTCATGCCGCTCCCGCCGCTGGATAAGGTCCCCAAGGTCTCCTGGGATACCTTCACCTTCCTCTGCGGGTACTTCGGCGCACCCACGAAATGAGCGACGCCGTCCTGATCGCCTGCATCACCGGCGTTCAAGCGATCACTCTCGCCGTGCTCGGCATCCTCGCGAAGCGCGTAGGGAACGTGCGCCGCGAGACATCGGCCGTGCGTCGGGACACAGCCGCGACGCGCGAGCAGGTCGTGAACCATCACTCCACGAACCTGCGCGAAGAGAACGACAGCCGCCACGACGAAACGCGGGGATGGTTCAACGACCTGCGCCGAGACATCGGCGGCATGCGCGAGGACATCCGCGGACTTCGAACCGACCACCGAGCCCTCACCCGCCGAGTAGACAACATCCAACAGAAAGGCCACACCGATGAATGAGACACCCAGCACCCGCGCCGAGGCCCGCGAGGCCGGCATCCTGCCCGACGGCGAACCGGCCTTCGCCGAGCTCGAAGTGATCAGCGACCCGTCGATCCTGCCCCTGTGGATGCGACGCGTGTTCTACGTCGTCGGCGTCCTCGCCGGCGCGGCCGCGCTCATCGTCGGCCAGTACGACGCCGAGCTCGCGAGGAACATCGCCGGCGCCGGCGTCATCCTCGTCGGCTCGCTCGCCCTCGCAAACCCGTCGCGCTAGCCGTCCACGGCGCGCTCTGCGACAAGCATCTTCGCCTCGTTGATCTGAGCCTCGGTGAGGTCGCCCTCAAACATCATCAGACAGGTCACCTTCCACGCGTAGACGAGGTCAGCGTCCTCGCCTAGACCTGTTTCGTAGGCGACCTCACCGCAGTTCCCGGCGAGCATGTCGTCAGCGATGCCGAGCGAAAGCTCCTGCAATCCAGCGCGGAGGTCCTCAGAGTCGGTGAGCTCGATGAGGAAACGCTCCGCGACGTCCTCGCGCGTAGGAGGAGCGCTACACCCAATGAGCCCGATCGCCGAGCCAATCAACACTGCTCCAGCGACAGCTCTACGCGTAGCGGACATCAGAGGCCTCCAGTTCGTCGACGAGCGATCGCATCCGTTTACGGTCGAGCTCAACATAGCGTCTTGTGGTGCTCGGTGAGGCATGCCCGAGTAGCTCCTGTACCAGGAGGAGATCGCTCTTGAGCGCGTACGCGCGAGTGCCGAACCGGTGGCGCAGGGTGTGCATCGTCCAGCCATCCGGCATCAAGTTGCGGATGCGCTTGCCCACGTACGCGGGGGACAGGTGCCCCGGTCCCCAATCGCCGGGGAACAGATAGCCATTCGGAAGGTCTTGGATGGCGCGCGCGAGTGACCCGGGTACCGGCACGACACGCTCCTTGTCACCCTTCCCGTGGACGACGAGGGACCAGCCGACCAAGTCGTCGAGCAGATCGCGCGTGTGCGCCTGGGCGACTTCCGACCGCCGCAACCCCATCTCCGCTGCCATCCGTAGCATCAGCGTTTCGCGGGCGGGCGCGCGTAGCAGCGCTTCCCGGTAGACCGCATCCGGGGCAGGACGTGGACGCGGTGGTGTAGCGCGGACAATCGGGAGTACTTCCGCGACCACGGACTCACATCGCCCCGTCGCGACTCCCCACCGCCAGAACGCGAGGAAGGTCGCGCGGCGGGACCTGCGCGTTTCCTTCGCCCACTCTTGCATTCCGACGTATGCGATCAGGTCTTCGCCCACGACGTCCCACGGCGTCTCCACGTCGAGACGACGGGCAAGGTGGTAAAGGTGATCGCGGCGAGCCCGTCGTGTCGTCTCGGGCTTGCCCCCCGCCTTCTGGTGCGCCAAAAATCCATCGACTTCGGCGATCCATGCCTCATTCAGCAT